GCGTTGGTTCGGCTTGTGTTCCTGTCGGCTCATAGAATTTTTTGATTTCATTGGATTTTAAGACTTCACCTGTCTTAGTGCTTGTATATTCATGTATACCGATTTTACATCTGCCTGTTGCTCCGACAACCGCACTCCAATTCATACGGCACTTTTCGCCATGCTTTCTCTGTCCTATTGCGGTAAAAAATGCACAAAGCATTCCCTCTGTTTTGGTATGTAAAAACAGGTTGTGTTTAATCGTACCTTGATTACCTTTGCCGTCCGCAACGTTTAATGTTATAATCGCTTTATTGCACGGCGGAAGTTTAGCACTTCCTTGATGTCTGCCACGCTCAAAGCCTGTTACCGTAAAATTATAATCACCGTCGGGCAATATTTGAAACTCATTGTCGTTTTCTATTTCATCATCCCAACCAAATTCTCTTTCTTCTGCCATTATTCGTTACCTCCTTGAAATACATTCTCATTTCTCATTTTCTTTATAATCTCAAATACTTGATTCCATGCTCCTACCAATACACCGTTGATAAAATCAGCGTCGTAATTTTCTATCGGTGTATCTTCGGGATAATATCCTTTATACGCAACTGCCTGTCTGATTTCTGCGTCTGTTACCTTATTAATCTGCATTAAATCCGACAATGCTTTCGGTATATTTCCGTTCGGCATATCAAACGATTGTGCCGGTGTATCAAATTCTTTTCTTTCGTCTGATACGTTGTTGTCAATCGGCGGTGCAGGCGGTGCAACTGTCGTTTTTTGTGGTGGTGTGACTACCTGTGAAACAGTCGGCTCTATATGTGGTGCGACTGTCGGTGTAACCGCTTGTGTCGGTGCATTATCTTTAAAACAATGTGCAATTCGTTCATATTCAAACGGCATTTCGTCCGGTAGATTATGACGGTTCTTTGCGTCCCAACAAGGGTGGTGCGTGGTGTACATTGTTCTTGTACCGCCCTGTGCCTTATGTTTTGTTCCTTTGTCATCTGTCGCAACCGAAAATGTTTTATAGTTGACAAATAAAATCATATCCGCCCACTCTTTCAAAATAGGTGAAATCTGCGAACTTGTTTTTTTGCCGAGTTTCAACTCCCAACGGTCATATGCTCCCATTTCGTCCGGCTGTTCAAATTTGCGCAACTGTGCATGAGCCGTCAAAACTACATTGATACCCAATTCAATCAATTCATCAAGTGAATTTAAAAATCTGCCTATTTCCTCTAATTCGTACACATATCCCGAACCATATCCGAAATCTTCAATACTTTTTTTGTTATTATCTGCGCATATCTTTGCAATGCAAAGTCTTTCCGCCCAGTCAAAAGTATCTATAATGTATGTTTTGCATACATTCGGATTTGCTTTGACATATGCTACTTCCTCTTTTAGCAACGTCCAAGAAGTAGGCTTAGGCAAACGTCTTACGTCCATATGTTTTGTACTGCCCTCTGTATCCGAAAACAGAGGACTTGGGAACTTCGACGCAAACGTTGATTTGCCTATTCCCTCAGGGCCGTATATGATTACTTTTTGTGCCGATTCGATTTTTCCGCTTGTAATATCCATTAAAATTCTCCCTCTTTCCAAGTTTTTGTCGCAGTAGGTGTTGCTGTGCTTGATTCGCTTGAATATCCGTCCTCAATGATGATACTGCATTCTTCACCTGTACTTACTCTTGTGGCTATTGCCTGCAATCCCTCTTTTTCAAGCCATTCACCAAACTCTTTTAATGTGTCGGTATCCATTTGCTCCAACTTATCAAGAAGTACAAAACCACAATCGGGATTGAGCTTTCTGACAATAGCCGTTGATACTTTCATCTGCTCCGCACCGCTCATGTTATCCCACTTAAAGCCTTTGTATGTAAGCTCGCCGTCCTCAACCGACAATCCATCAAGTGGCAGATTTGCATTCTTCAATAAATTCGTCTTTTCTTTACGAACGTTACTAATAGCTGTGGTAAGCTCGTCATACTTGTCCTTGTATTCTTTCGCTTCTTCTTCGGCTTTGTCTTTATCCATATTGGCACGAACTTTAATGTTTATCTGCTCAATGTTCTTGATGTTCTGTTCAAGTTCTTCGGTTGATTCGTCGTGCAAATCAAGTGCCGATTTTTGTGCAATTTCAAGATCCGAAAGTACAACATCAAGTTGTGATTGAAGATTTGTAATCTGTGCTTTTAAATCTTCGGAACGCTTTAAAAGTGATTGTGCCTTTTCACGTTTACGTTGGTTTTCGCCGTTTTTTGCAAGTATTTCCTGTTGCTTTAGGATAAGTTCCGAGATTGAAATAAGTTCTTTCGGTGCTTCGGGATAATCGACTATTTCTTCCGCAAACTTCTTCTTTTGGTCTGCTATTCTTCCGATTGCGGTACGTTCGTTGTAAAGTTGTTTTTCTCTGTTTTCAATTTCATATAACTGCTCTCCGACACCGATTACTTGAAGCAGTATCTCGGCTTTTTCCTTTGATGTGCCTTGCATAAATTTCGGCAAGTCCAGTGCAAATTGTTCAATAAACTCATTCAAAAGCTGTTGACCGCCTTTGTTACCGTTCGGATCTATTACTTTCAATGCACTGTTCTTGCCTTTACGTTCTACAATTAAACCGTTTGACAATTCAATATGAAGAATAGGCGGAATGACCGAACCGTCACGCTGTGGTTGTGACGGACGGTATTTGTCACCGCCCAACGCCCACGCTATACTGTCTATGACAGAAGTTTTACCTTGTCCGTTCTTTCCTCCGATAACCGTTAAACCATTCTGTGCCGGCTCAAGTTTTACCGCCTTTATTCGCTTGACATTTTCAAGCTGTAATTCATTTATCTTTATCATTGATTTTCGTTCCTTTCTGTGGTATAATGTTGACATAGATTAATAATCTATGTGTTTTTATTATTTGACCGTTTACGAGTGCCAGCTCTAACGGTCTTTTTTATTTACGACATTGATATACGGCTCACCATTATTCCACGAATGGCGTATTTCAAAATCGGCACTACCATTAACCAATATTTTTGTGTCACTGCCAAGTGCAGTTAATATCTCGATAAATTCTTCATTATCGTAGTTCTCTACTTCATCATTCATTCTCTTTCACCTCCCAATCATATTCATCATTATAAATTCTGTCATAATCAGTATCGCACTAAATGCAACAACCGATATAGCATACTTAATTTTTTCAGACATTGCACACCTCGTTTCTTTTTACGATGTCCAAAACTTGCTTAACCTGTCTGTCGAACTGCTCCGGTGTTAATTCACCATCCGCCTTACGATATTTTTTATTACATACAATATCTCTTGCCACTTCTGCTAAAATTCTTATACCGTCTATATTCATAACTGACATATTTCGGCGAATTTCTCTTATTAACTTAAACATCTCTTTTACCCCGCTTTCGTTTCTTCTCGTCCTCTTTCATCAGCTTTAAGCTGATAATTAACCCTACACCGAAACTAATCAGCGCAATTCCTATTGTGTTCATTTGTTTACCTCTCTTTACTACCTCACAGGCACACAGGAACTGTCCGCAAAAGGATTAAAACTCTTAGGGAAAGTCTGACTATTTTACGGATAACACGCGGACAGCCCTTGTCTGCCTGCAAGGTGTTTGATTATGCTTTACGCATATTTGTAGCTGTTGGCGTGTTCTGTTTCACGCCATTTTTCATATGCCTTGACATCTATGTACCATTTGTGACCTTGCTTATATGCCGGGAAATTCTTAGTATGTATCCAACGTAATATCGTAGTTTCTGGGATACAATACATTTCACGGAAAGTCTTTAGGTCGACTTGTTTTACTTCTGCCATTACTTTTGCCATTGTTTTTCACCTACTTTCTTATATTACCTACGTCACTTTGTAAAACCAAAGTATCTTGGCAAAAAAAATAAGTTCCTATATCACACATTTCTATATCAATCACTCTACATATTTTTTTAATTTCATCTTGATGAAATTCGCTTTTATTGTTGAGTTTCTTGCTTAGAGTAGATACATTAAGACCTATTTTCTTTGCTAATGCTTCTAAAGTAAAACCTTTTTCTTTAATTCTACCTAAAAGCTTGCTATAATTGTACACTTTAACACCTCCTATACTTTGTGTTTGCAAAGCCATTATAACACTTTGGTTTTGCAAAGTCAATAGGTTTTGCAAAGTTTTTTTATTTTTTTCAAAATAAATATTGCGTTTTTGCA